GATGGCCCCCGTAGCCGATGCCGCGAGCCTGCCGAGGGGGCTAGCACCGCGTGCTAGCATCTTGCCCCCGACGCCGCCGGCCATACCGCCCAGCGTGAGCCCCGCGAGGGCGCCGACGTTTCGCCCCGTCGTGTGGTGTTGCATGACCTGCGGTAGATGGTGCTCTGCCGTGTCGTTCGCCATCGGCGCGTACTTATCCAGGGTGGCGCCCAGGTTCGCCCGCTGGTCCTCCGAGAGGGTCGAGTAGTCGAACTGCGAGAGGGGGTTACCGTCTTGGTCGCCGCCGAGCATGGTCAGACCGCCGCCGGGACGGGCCATGAGCCCGTTGAACGGGGTGTTCGCGATCTTCTTCATATGGGGCTCCCTTGCAGCCGGCGCCCGAACGCGCCGTACGAGTCGTTGACGTCAGCACCGTAGCTCATGGTCTGGACGCCGTGGGTGAGATTGTGCCCCGGAGGCTTATCCGTCCGGGTGTCGTAGGTCGGTGAAGGCTTCATGGAGCTCTTCGGCGGCTTGATGGCGGCCGGAGCTGGGATGGGGGCGCTGCCGGCGAGGCCCTCGGCGAGCTTCAGGAGGCCGAGATCGCGGAGGGCTGCGGTCTTGCCCTCGCTGAAGAGCGCCTGGTCTATGTGCTCCCGCAACAGGGTTTGACGGTCCGAACGTGTACGCAACCACCAAGGTCGGCGGTTGGCACGCTCGAACGGCGTCTCCGCGATCTTGCTGTGCAACGGCACCAGCCCCGCCTCCGGCATCTCGCTGCCCGGGTCCACGCGCTCCATGGCGCTGAACGCCCTGTCGATGTCCGCGGGCCCTATACGCCCCTCCGACGGGTACGCACCGAGTGCGCTCACTCCGGTCTCGGAATCAGCCACGGTTGTACCGCCCCACGTTCCGGTAGCCCGACGCCAGGTTCCCGTACGCGCTCTCGAGGTTGAGCTGGGTCTTGAACAGCTTCGTCGTCTCGTCCCACTCCTGCTTCAGCGTCTGCCAGAGCTGCATGTAGAGCGGGAACTTGTCGTCGATGCCGATGGGCGCGATGTCGCCGTCCTGGTAGGTCGCCTGGTTGCGGAGCTGCAAGAACGCCGCGCTCTTGATCAGGTACCACGCGATGCCGAGCAGCAGGAGGTACCTGCTGCCCGACGGCCACCCCGTGATATCTATCGCACTGATCGGCGTCATCACGTTGTACGCGCTGGTGACCATGTTCACGGCCTGGTTGACGTCCTCCTGCGAGAACTCGACGTCCTCGAGGAGGATGTTCTTGTCCGGGTAGTCGCGCATGAACCGCCGCACCTCGTCGAGGGTGACGATGATCGGGGTGGCGGGTGTGGCGACGATGGGCATGGATCAGCGGGGGATGTACTGGTGCATCTGCGTGCCGGCGACGTCGATGGGGATGGTGTGGAACTTCGCGGGATCGACTCGAATCTTCCCGTTGGGGGCTACCAGGCCGCGCGCTGTATCTATCACAGCGTTCATCTTACCGTAGAGCCCGGCGGCCGTAGGGTGGTACCCTGTGCCATTGAGGGTGTCCAGGCGCAGGGCGTGTTGCTTGCCCGCCCGAAAATGCAAACGCGAAGCGAGATCGTCGAGATGCGCCGCAACCGCCTCTCCGGGTACCCCTCTGGCAAGGCGTTGTTCCACCCCTCGCTCTACCATGCGGGCCATGGTGCCCCGATTCATCGCCGTCTTCTCTAGCCCAAGCTGCCGAAGCGCAGCCGTCGCACCAAGTTGAGACCATGTCATGTCTGCCTCCAGCAGCTCGAGGGGTGGATCAGACGCTCGTCCAGGCGCTGACGCCGTCGGACTTGAGGCGGCGCACGGGGTTCGCCGTGTTGAGCGCGAGGGTCGTGCCGCCGTTGATGGTGTCCGCGCCCGCGCGCGTGATCGTGACGGTGTTGCCGCCAGTCTCGTGGAAGAAGTACACGACCGTGTTGGCCGGGACCGCGTTCGCGGCCATGAGCGTCAGGGCGTACGCGCCGCTGGTCGAGTTCACCGCAGCGAAGCGGTCGGCTGCCACGAGCGTCTCGATCGCCGTGACGGCGTTGTAGCCGGCCGGCGTGTAGCCCGCCGCCACGTCGCGGACGAGGATGCCCGCCTTCGACGCGCGGTCCTTGTAGGCGACGAAGTCGTCGTCGAAGGTGATCTGGTTGATGTAGCCCGTCTTGACGACGCCGGAGAGGACGGCACCGAGGCCGCGGATGCTGGTGGTGGACGCCGTGGCGTTGAGGATCTGGACGTTCTGCATGTCGGGGCTCCTGGAATCAGGGGGTGGTGGGTACTATAACAGAGACCGGTCAGACTGTGATCTCTGTGGTGTCCGGCCCCCACGTATTCGGGAGCTGGAACTGAACGACGAACGTGTTGCCTGGCTCGACGAAGACCGGCGACAGCCACCGGCCGTCAGCGTCCGTCTTCACCAAGCCGACGACCTTCGAGTACCGCTTCGCGTCCCAGTCGGCCTTGGTGTAGACGCGCACGGTCGCCTCTGCGATCGGCAGTCCGTTCGGGTCGACGTACTTCAGCGCGTTGGCGCCGCCCGTGTTGTGGTCGAGCGGGTAGACGTTCGGCACCGGCACCCGCACGGGGTCGTTGTTGGGACCGAATGGCGCTGCGCCTGGGTCACCGAAGATCGTGCCGAAGCTGTCGATGGTGTTCAGGCGGTAGAGACGGTACGGGACCTCTCGGTCCTCGTAGAAGAACGCTCCCGCGCCGCTGTCCCAGTTCGGGCCGGCGGGGACGTTCAAGATCGCGGCCATGCGCTCGAGGAACGGACCCTCGGGTCCAGTATCCGAGTAGAGCAGCCTGTAGGCCACGATGTTCGGCGCGGAAGCTGGCAACCACCGCACGGTCTGCGTCGTCATCCCTCGATCGTAAACGAAAACGGCGCGGACGTCACCGTCCACGCCGTCATCGTTCTCAGGAAGGGCTCAGCGCCGCTTCTTGCCGCTGCGCATCTCGAAGGACGGCGCCGCGGGGGCCTCGGCGATGGGCTCGGCGATGGGCTCGGCGAGGGGCTCGGCGACGGGCTCCTCGAGGGGCTCCTCGAGGGGCTCCTCGACGGGCGCGGCGACGACCTCCGCGACGACCTCCGCAGGCGGCTCCACGGGGGCCGGGACGGCGGCGACAGGCACGGCCACTGGGGCGGCCACTGGGGCTGCCACGGGCACGGAGACCGCCCCCGCGACACGCCCAGCGAACGCCTTCGTGTAGAGCTCACGGACGATGTCCGCGCTGCGCCCCGTGTGCTCCACGTCGTACGCAGGATCGGGCACGACGGCGCCCGAGTAGACCAAGCGTGCGACGTGGGGCTGGTCGAGGTTGGCGGCGGTCAGGCAGCGCCTCGAGCCGGTCGTGCCGGCCCCTGCCCACACGAGCGGCTCGTTGCGAGCGTCCCGGGTGAACGAGAGGTCGAGCACGACCTGGTTCGGGTTGCGAAGCCAGTACATCACCATGCCTCAGGCGATGTCGATGCGGGTGATCGAGCCCGTGTTGCCGATGCCGGTGCCGAGAACCTCGTACGAGTGGAAGTGGATGATGTCCGCCTTCTGCTCGATGTAGAGGGTCGCGTCCTGCAGCAGGAACAGGTTGCCGAGGTAGTTCTCGGGGGCGAAGAGGTACACCGAGTGGCTGCCGCCGTGCCCGGTGACGATGTCGTTGTGGATCGTCGTGACGACCGGGATGCCCCAGAGGGTCTTCTGCTTCTCGATGCCCTCGCGGTAGTGCGCGGTGGCGACGTCGTTGCCGACGGCGGTCGCCGGCAGGTTGAGCGCCTCGTAGAAGCAGACGTCGGTCATGAGCATCTTGCCCAGCGGACGCTTGCGGAGCGCGAGGTTCTGGAAGCCCGAGGCGAACGCCTGCGAGTTCCACGCCGCGGCGGGCACGACCTGCGCCGGCGCAGCCGTCAGGATGGCGTCGACCGTGTTGATGAAGTTCGTGTCTTCCTGCTTCGCCATGTCCTTCACGGAGTTGTCCGAGAGGATCTTGCGGATGTCGTTCTGGTACGTCATCAGCTCGAACTTGGACTTCCGGAAGCGCTGGCTCTCGATCTTGCCGAAGCGGACCTCGTAGCGGGGGCCCTTGAAGATCGTGCGCGGGCCGGTGCCGTAGAACGGCACGAACGTCGCGAAGGAGTCGGGCTCCTTCTCCACGATCTTGCGCGGCTGATCCGTGTTCAGGTCACGGTCGAGCTCGTCGTCCGCGAGCAGGATGGGGACCATGATCTCGCGGTGGAACGACTCCTGACGGAGCTCGCTGCGGATGAAGGCGGAGCCCTCCTCCTGCGCCTGCTTGGTCTGGCCCTGTTCGATCTTGCGAACCCAGTTCGAGTTGAGGACCTGGGCATCGACCTTCTCGGTCTCGGTGCGGTAGTTGGTCGGCATGGATGTGATCTCTCCAGTCGTGTTGGTGGAAGTAGGCGCCTGGATCAGATGTCCAGCTCGACGTCGATGGTGCCGTTCGTGGCGACGTTGTTCGCGAGGACGTAGCCCACGCGGTGGTTCGCGCCGGCGTCCACGAGCATGCCCGCGGTATCGACCGCGACGGGGCCGGCGACCGGGAAGGTCTGGGCCGCCGCGAGCTTGTCGGTGCGGATGGTGAGCTTGCCGCGGAGGCAGACGACCTTGCCGACGTACTGGGCGTCGAGATCGTTGTTGCCGGACGCCACCACGTAGTAGGGCTTCCAGTTGGCGTCGAGCGCCGCCGGGACGTCCACGGTGCTGTCGCTGCGGAGCACCACGAGCAGGCCCGCGGGGAGCGAGACCGGCACGTTGGCGATGACGCGCGGCGGGATCGACTGGTCGATGCCGGCGTCGCCGCCGGGGGTCCAGCCGCGAAGGACGTCGAACTTGCTGGTGAGGATGGTCATGGTTCAGTGATCTCCAGGTCTCTGTGGGGAAGGATACGGCAGTTCAGGACAGAATCCAACGGGTGAATCGATCCACGTGATCTTCTTCTGCCCCGGCCGTCTTGGTCTCGGTGGTGTCGGGGTCCCCGAGTGACTCCGGAGAACCGCCAGCGGTCTTGCTGATTCGGAGTACGTGTTCGAGCGCGTCCTCGTCGAGCGAGGCGAGCTTGTTGTGCAGGGAGGCGGGCATGGCCTCACCGGTCGACTCCTCGTAGCGCTCGGCGAACGAGGCGATGCGCGTCTGCAGCGCGGCGTGCTTGTCGCGGAGACGGCGGCCCTCGGTGGCGTCGACGTAGTCGGCGACAGCTTCGAGTGCAGAGGCGATCTTTTCGAAGTTCATGGTCATGAAGCGATCTCCGTTCAACTTCCTGCGTAGTGGCCGCCAGCGGCTCCTGCCGCTGCGCCAGCGCCGAGCGCAGCTGCGCCCATGCCGAGAGTCTTGCCTGCGGTGAGGCCGTACACAGCCTGCCCCTGTGTGAGGTCCTTGACCTTGGACAGTCGCCCCGCAGCCATGTTCTGGCCTGCGGTGCCGCCCACGCCGAACCGCCCCATCGCGCCGCCCGCGAGGCCGCCGGCCGCGCCGCCCGCGAGGGCGCCCTGGAGGCGATTGCCTTCACCCGCGGACGCGGCGCCGATAGCGGCGCCTCCGAGGGAGCCGACCGCCGCACCTGTCGCCGTGGGGTTTGCGAGAGCCGTCGTCATCACGCGGGCGCCCATGTCGGCGAGGCCTGCCTCCTTCCGCAGGTGCATCAGACCGATCGCTGCGTTGAGCACGTGAGCGGCCTTCACCTGCTCGTCGTACTCGAGGCGCGCGCTCTCCTCGCGGAGCTCCGCCGCGAGCTTGCGCAG